TAACTAAAGGAGCACATAATGTAATATTTTGGGTATTGAATCCAATATTATTATCAATAAAGAAATCAGTTATGTACGAACCACTATCACTATAAATTAAATTTTGAATTGTTGAAAATCCGACTTCAGTTTCTAATGTTGCCCATTGTTGTGGATAAGATAATTTAGATTGTTCTAAAGTTATTGTTCCTCCACCAGGTAATGTATTAAAAACATAAGGGTCAAATTGAATTGGGTCAACAACAGTTGGTGTTGTTAAATTTTGTGATAAAAACGAATTAAATATTCTTCTTTTATAGTTTGCAGGATTACCATACTTTAATAGAACATCATACTCTAAGAAAGACTTCATCGTATTAGTAAAGACTCCTAATTGATTTTCAGCTAACACATTAAAATATTCCTCGTTTGTTGTTGTTGATTGTTTTGTCGTAACACTCATCAAACTTCTAAAAAGATATTGGAAGTTTTTATAAACAGCGTTAATATCAACAGGTGAAACACCAATTGCTACTTGAACTTGTGGACCTAAATCAATATCCGCAATAGGTTTACAAAAGTTTAAAAACTCTTGTTCCAATTTATCTAAAATACTTCTATCAAATACAGAAAAGATTTCCTCTATTTTACTATATTCATCACTCGATAATAATGTGAATGGAGCTTGACTTGATGTGTTTGGTAATATTTTATTAACATATGAATCAGGTTGTGGTTTTACAACTTGATTGGCATCGAAATAACCATAGTTTGGTGTTGACCACAATAATCTAACAGAACCATTATACATAGATTCGTTATTTGTTAAATCAACTTTGGTTGCTCCATTTGAAACGCAATTTAATTCGGCTTGATTTGCCAAAACTGAACCAAATGATGGAACAACAAAATATTTTGGTCCTGTAACCGCAATTGATGGTGGTACCTCACAGGGTTCACTACTCGTAGTTGGGTCTTCAATATTATCTGGTAGAATTACTGACCAAGTTTGAAAATTAAGTGTTGTGTTATTTTGTGTTGCATTAAAATTAGAATCATCAAAGTTATAAACTTTCATACCTTCATTAACACTCTTCTGTATTTCTTTGTCGGTGTAATTCACATATAAATCATATCCCTTATAAAATACGTTAAAGTCATTAATAACTTTAGGGAAAAATCCTGTTTGAATTTTAATGTTTGAGGTAGTTTGTTCTTGTAAAGTTATTTGTTTAACACCGTCAAATGTAAACTCATATGTCTTTGTTTCGGCACTTGTAATAGGGTCAAAGTTTTCTTTGTAGTTAAAGTTTTTCCAAGCGGAATCAATAATATCAACACCTTGTTCTTTATATGTTTTATATCTATACCAAACAGAACCTAATTTAAGAATCCAAGCATAAGGCATTTTATGAATAGCACCAAACTTTTTAAAACAAGAAGCAATATAATCTAAATCATTTGAAGAATCTAATGTCTTATATCTTTCTCTTAATGACGCTAATGGTAATGAATTCAAGAATAAATAAGCCGCTTGGATATATGGGTATTTATCATTTCTTCTCCAATTATAAACACCATTCTGTATTGCATTAATAAAATACGGAGTATTAAGTATTGATGTAATTGTTTGAGTTGATAAACTAAGTGTTGGTGAAATGTAATTAACATAACCCTCTGTTGGTACAAAATCAGATACCTCTCTACCTTTAAAGAACGCATCCAATCCAACAATATTATTTAAACTTGGTGTTGTTGGATTTAAATATGAAAAGTTGGTAACAGGTCGGTTTGTTGTTTTATTATAAACACTGGTAAAATTGGCAATAACATTTCTCTCATCAAATACTGTCATTACATTTTTAGTATCATACACTAATTCACCTTTACTAAGATTACTTGAACTCATATTGTTTTCAACCCAAGAAGGATTAGTAAACGGATATGTGTCAACAACCAAAGGAGTATTTGAAGCGTTTTTAACCAATTGAGTTAATGCCTCAGAACTTGGTGATTCTTGAGGGATTTTACCTAAATCTTTTATACTAAGAATATTAAACGAATTTTCTGTGAGATTTTTAATATAAGGTGTTACAAATAAATCTCTACTAAATTCTTGATAAGACCTACCAGTTCCATCATTTGATATTGATTGTAAAAACAAATCATAACTTGGTTCACTTAAATTCCAGTTTTTTAATTTGAATGTAATATACGGTGAACTAATTCCAAGACCTAAAACAATATTATTAGTCTCTGTTTCAATATTTAAGTTAATTAATTGATTACGTTGATTTTGGTTTGCTCTAATAAATCCAGAATAGTTTGAGGTTAAGAATTGTCTTTCCCATATTTCATAGAAAAATTTAACTTCTTCTTTATTGGCATAAGCAAGACCAATTGAAGGAAATTCAATTGCATTTATATTAATTACCTTAGTTGTCTGTCCATTGTCGGTTGGTGGTTGAACAATAGGAGGATTAAACTTTTGAGTTAAACCTCTCATAAACTCTTCAACAAATTCAACCTCAGGCCATTTTTCATACAAATAACCTTTAGTAACTCCAACAACAGATGGGTCACCAATATATTTTAATTGAAATCTTCCTTTTTTATCATCAGGAGTTTCAACAAAAAATTGAGGCCAAGGATAAACAGGTATTTGTGAATTGGCATAATTTGAATTATTATTTAATGCAGTTGGAGCAACAGGAACATTACCACGAGTGTCGGTTCCTTGTGCCGCAGTTTGATTATTTATAATTACTTCTTTTCTAACTGGGTCATACTTAACATTCCAAGCGTTGGTATGTACATCATCAAGTAATCTAATAAACCCTTCTGCCGATGCCATAACAACCGCACAAATATTTCTAACACTAGGTTTAAATCCAATACCTGTATCTGAGTTTTCAATTTTTCTTGCCAAATCTGCCGATATAACAGTTTCATATTCCGATAGTTTTTTGTTGGCCTCAGTTTCAATTTGTGATATTGTTCTATCAAATTTATCCTCACCATCAAAAACATACAACGGTTCGTTAATTTTTGAAACTTTAGATGGGTTTTGTTGAGTTCCTTTAGTTGTTTCTTGAAAAGGTCTTAAAATATCTTCAATATATTTTTTTATATTAACTAAGTCTTCATTAGTTGGAGAAGTAATTCCAGTTTGTTCTTGAAGTGTCTTTAACAAATCAACACTTTCAAAATCAATATCAATAGTAAACATACCATATACAATACTATTTTTAATTGGGGATAAACCTTTTTTACCTAAAACAGGATTTGATGCCAATAAATCATTATACTCCTTTATTTGACCATTTAATAAACTTTTTGCCGTTTCTCTAACTTGAGCATTTGCTGGTGTTAAATATTGGTTTTTAAATGTATAAACATATTGACCTGTAACCAAAACAATTGGTTTTGGGTTCATATATGTTTTAAACCAAGAATTAGAAGCTCCTCTAATTTGATTGAAATATGCTGATAGAACATCTTTATATTGTCTAATATCAGTTAAAGGTTGAACATTAGCCGGAGGATAAGAAGCAATAATTGATTTTTCAAAATTACTAAGTTTACTCATTAATTGAGCAACCGTTAACTCAGGGAAGTCCTCAGGAATTAATTTTTTGGCTTTATATTCACTATAAACCTCAACTATTTTTTCATAACCTCTTTCCGATACTATTTGTGTTACAACATTATCTTGGCTATTTGTTGGTTCTGAAACTCTAACACCTAAAGCAGATGAATTTTTTCCTAACTCTAATGTTCCTGTCGGTCTCGAAACATCATATCTTGTACTATACATATGTGGTGTCGCCAACAAGTTCCCAATAGAAATTTCATTAAGAATATTAAACTTATATCCAACAAACTCTAATCTAACTTGGTAGTTACCACTGAATGAGTTATAACTAGCGTTAAATGTTCTAAGATTTAATTGGTATTTAATGGCTTGACCATAATAACCTTTAAGGGTTAAATAAAACGGACAATATGGTAAATTAAAAAAGGCTGCGTAAGGTGAACTATTACCTAATTGAAATAATGCTCTACCTTGAATATCCTCCAATAAAATTGTTACAGTAGGAATAAATGAAGTGTTTGTACTGACCTCAATTGAGGTTATACCCAATAAACCACTATCAACAACTTTCCCTTCTTCAACAGGTGACATTTTCTTATAAGCTTGGTTATTTGGACCAATTATTGTCTCCTCCTTTAGTTGATTAACACCTTTTTGATTTATAGAATCTTTACCAGTTAATTCATCATAATAACCAGTACTTAAGTAAGTTCCTTCTGTTGGTCTTAAGAAATTCATCTTAGCAACTGAAATGGTTCTAATTCTATCTTCGGGACTACCACCAACAGATAATTTTGTTCTTGGTACAACTTCAGCCTCTAAATTGGCATACATAACCAAATTTTCGTGGTCAACCAATCTTTCCGCAATATTACCAAACGCATCAATTGTTTTGTTAGGGTCAACAACAATTATGTTGTTGTAATCAAAATCAACCAATATGTTTCCACTGTTATCTCCTGGTCTGTTACCTGCCATAATAATAAAAATAATTATCCAACGCCGCTTTATAGTCTTGTAATGATGGTAGTAATGGATAAGGAATAATCAATACAGCACCATCATATATATTATTTTCAAGTCCACCAAATTGAGGATTACCTTGTAATATCAACCAACCAAAATATGGTGAGTTATAATATTCTTGTGATATAATATCTAATCTACTTTGAGCAACTTTATAAATGTAATTTTTATCTGTGGTTTTTTGTGGCAAGTCAACAAAGGGGACAACAGTTTGTTCTCCATTAATTAAAAATTCACTATATCTGTTATAATATTGAAATGCCATTATAATAGTTTTGTTTTAGACACATAAGTTAATGGTGAAACTGCATCATTCCAAGTTTTAGTAATAGTATTTAAATTACCAAATTGACCTAACCCTTTAATCAATGTTATTTGATTTTCACTATTAGCGTTTTCTGTTGTATAAGTAAACACTCGTTTTTTACCTTTAGTATAAGGAGTAAACTTTAAAAACGGAACCAATTCTTCCTTTTCTTTTTTATCAATTATTCCCCTTGTAATTTTATTTTCCTTTTCAAAATTTGGTTTTGTTTGTGTTATCCAATATTCATCAAACGCATCCACCAATTTTTTTCCATTATTTCCAATTAAGTCAACATTACTAATAATATTACCAATTAATGCATTTCTAAATGTTTCTTGTTTTTTTGAATCAATAACGTCATTTGACATTAACATATAAACTCTTCTTAATGATAAATTCTTGTTAGTAAATACCTCTGTTTGGAATGGATTAAAAACATCTTTTGTTTTAATTTTTGTAGAATTAGGAAACACTAATGGCCCCGAATAACCCTCAAAAGTAGTCTCAGTAATTATTGCTTCATTAAACGCATAAATACTTTCACCAATTTTTTTTATATCGTTTTTTAATTCTTCTAGTGTTGTTGAAACACCTGAAGTAGTATCAACATCACTAGTTCCAGAAGTAATGTATGTTGTTATTTGTCCATTCTTTTTGGCAAATCCATCGGTACCAGTATCTGTAAATCCCGGAACTTCATAAATAATTGTATTAATTCTTGATAATTTTGGAATATAAACTTGTTGAGCGTTTACCATTCCTTGAGTTATCATAGTTACAGGATTTTGATATACACCTTTTTTCTCTTGCAAGAATTTAACATAATTGTCTTTAACTTGACGAATAACTTTATTTGAAAAACTAAACTTTTTTTCATTTAAAAATTGAATGAACCCTTCATCATCACCTTTAACATCCGCAATTAAATCTGAAAATATTTCGTCAATTCTTTTTTCAACATTGTATGGTTTTCCAAATAGTTCTACGTTTGAAGGTGTGGGCGTTAAATCCAAGGCAAATTCTCCATCTTTATAAGTTCTTTCTAACATCCATTGTTGTCTTAAAGCATTATTATATTGATTAACACATTCTCTATTTTTATTAACAACATTTGTGAAATATGTTTGAGTATCCGTAATTAAATCATCCATAAAAGTTTGATAACTTGTTGTACCTGAAACAATATCTCCAGAATTAACCGTTGTTATTATTGTACCAACCGTCGATTCATTTGTTTGACCTTGATTAGGTAATGCGTCGTTAAGTGTTGGAGGTGGAATATTTTTATTAGCATCTAAAATTTGTTTATCAATAACCTTATAACTATCATCTGTTGGTGTTGCTCTATCGTCATAAATTTCAGTATTAGCATAATAGTTAAATGTTAACGCATTCTGTAATTTATCAACCGATTCTTTTAATCCACTACCACCAACAAAGTTAAATCCCATAGTAACAATGGCAATCATAGGTTGAACACCAATACCTTCAGGATTAATATCTAACTCTTCATAGGTAAATCCTAAACTTGTTGGAATAATTTTTGTATTATAAAAGTCACCAATTCTTAATACTAAAACAGGAGGTGCTCCAAAAGACGTGTTTGTGGCGTTGTTGTATTCTAAAACATCTTTTCCACCAACAGATTTAACTGTAGGTATTGTATCTCCAGGTCTCATACATTGTTGTAAGAATGTAAGTCTAGAATTTAATCCTTCAGGTGTCATTGAGTGAAAAGCCGGTTGGAAAAACTTTAATTTTTCTTTTAAGTTATCATAAACCATCGGAGTTTCTTCTTTTATTGTTTCAAAATAATCACACTCAGATAATAATGCCCTTAATACTCTTTTACTAATATTATCTCTAACAACAACTTTTTGTTCTAAAACATTCTGAGTAACCGTCTTAGTTACAACATTACCAACGGTAACATCTGTTTTTGCTTGTTGGGCCTCCGATGGTGGTTTATTTAAATCAGACTTAATACTTGAAATAAACGCTCTTCTACACGCCATAGCATTTGTTGAAAATATTTTTTCTGTTGGAGACAAACTATCAGCATCGTTATCTGTACAGTTAACTTTTTCACCACTAATAAATTTTTTTTCAAGGTCAAATTTTTGAACTTGGGACACGACTTCACCTTCAGCAACTCTTGTAAATAACAATCTTGATTCTTCTACAAATTGTTTTATTTCAGTTTTTCCAGTCATATATGTTATTGCAGAATCAATACGTCTTTCCGATAACTTTTTATTATAATCTTTTTTTGCTGGTGCTGAAGCACTACCAGCTATTGTTATTGTAACCGTTCCCGGATAATTAGACATTTGAGTTTTTAACTCATTTATAAAATCATCAATCTTATCTTTGTTTGGTTTAATTACCGATTGAAAAAAGTTTGTTGTTTGAGCGACAACACTATTTGGACCATAAGTTCCTTCTCTACTAATATATGGTGTATACGTGTCCTCATAATTAACACCAAGTTGTGTTGGAATATCATTATCAAAATAAAACCCTAAATCATTATATGCCATTATTTTATTATTAGCATCTGTAACACCGGCAGTTCCTTGAGCCACCGCATCTATATTACCAACAGTCTTCACAGCATATTCAACAGATTCTTTTGATAATTCTTTTGAAGTAATGGCTTGTTGAATTTGAAATAAATCATCTTGTTTTATTGTATAATATTTCTTAGCAAGTTCATATAAATCATATTTCCTACATCCCGCAAAGAACGATTCCAAAATACTATCGATTCTTACTTTATTGGTTTCATTATTTAAAACCTTGTTAACAATAACATTTAACGCTGACGGATGGTCAACAACAATTTTCCAAGTTAAAGTACCCGTTCTTGAAGTATTCTTATAAGTATAAATTGGTTCGGGTCTTCCCAAAAATTCATTAGCATTCCAGTTAGCATTAACACTTTCAGTAAACGTTAATGCATATGGAGGGAACCACATTACTCTACCACCGTTAGGTCCTCTTTCACAAACCGGCAAATCAGCAACCGCATAACCCGGAGCGTTTGACGTAGCCCAAGCCAAGTTCTCAATCGAGAACATATATTTCTTGGCATAACCATTATTATCATTTCCAATTAAGTTTGTCGAATCTTGACCACCTTCTTGTTTGTTTGGAGCAATATTAAGGTTATAGGTATTATCCAATACCGAATAAGAAAATCTTCTACCCTGTGTTGTAATACCATCAGTTTTTTGTAAGTCATTAAATTGAAGATATGGTGTATCTTTGGCAAAAACTCGGCAATATTCCGTACCAACTTCTTGTCCAATTGAACCGATGTATGAAAGAACTCTAGAACCCTTTGTAATCTCTTTATAACCATCGTGAAAGACCTTACTCACTTGGTCAATAGCATTACCTACATGTTGTAATCTTTTACCACCTTGAGGTTGGCTATCGATAATTCTTTGGGTGTCATCTAAAATTGAACCTTCACGATATACTCTATTTGTTGATTCAGTTGAGTTGTAAGATGAGGGCTTAAAGTCTTCATCTTGATTAAAGATTGCTCCACCAAGACCAACTTTTTTACCGGCATTACCTTTATACTTTGGAGAAACCCAAGTAAATCCACCCTCAATACCACCACCATTACTATATGTAGGACCATTAGCGCCAAGTCTAACTTCTTGTGAAGGACCTTCATAAAGTTGAGCAAGTTCTTGTGGTCCATAGACCGGCATTTGTTGTTCCTGACCATAGGTATTTACAGGTAAATCTCCTGATGGAGAAAATACTCTTGACGGGTCAGAGGTAATAGAACCTACATAGTAATCACTATTATTGGTTGTTGAACCAACAATCGCCCCGCCCAATCTGTCAAATAAAGTTCTATCAAAACTTGGTTTATATTTGTTAAAATCAATATTACCAAATAAACGGGACTTTTGTCCACTACCCAAATTGTTATAAAACAATTGTGAACCTGTGGTATTTGCTCCCAATAAACCAGTTAATAATTTTCCAACGGTAGATTGTCTATAGGCGTTCTGTAATTGTTGAATTGTTGTTGGTTGACCTGGATTAATACTTGGGTCAAAATATGAACCAGGAATTGTAGATACAGGTAAAATACTACCAGCAAGTCTTAAAGCAAAATCACTAGCAGCAAGAATTGGATTTGAAGAAATTGTAATCTTATAGTTAGGTTCAATTAAAGGAACTCTACCGGTTACAAGACTTAAAATGTCTGTTCCACTTCTTACGTTGAATATGTTGGCTCTTCCAATTGTGTCTTGAAGTATTTGTGCTGCGATTCGAGCTTGAAAATCTTTTCTTAAGTTTTCAGCACCCATTCTTGCAATATACGAATCTTGACTTAACAGACCATCACTACCTTGTGGGTCTTTAAATAATAAGATTGATACGGGAGAATAACTTGAAGGGACGAATAATGATGGATTAAAATTATTTGAATACGGTTGTCCGTTTCCTTGTCTATCTTGGTCAGGTGTAACTGAATTAAACGTTCCAATTGCGTTTGCGGCATCTAACCCCTGTCCAACACCAGCATAAGCATTTAATGGTTTCCAAGCCGGTGAAATGTTTCCAATACCCTTATCCGAAGCAATAAACGATTCATCAACAATATTGGCATCTTGATAACCATATTCCCCCTCGTTTGATTTACTATTAAGTAATCCGTTAGGGTCGGGTGCTTGTCTATAACCACCCTCATTTCCATATTGATTTAACGGGAATAATTTGTTGGCTAAAGAAGGTTCGTCAATAAGTTGGTCAGGACTATCAATAACAGAATAATCTGATTGACTATACTCAAAATTAATAGGTGGCGTAAACTTACTAGGAGATTTACTATAAGGTTGTAAATTCCTTTTAGTAAGCCTTTTTAAGAAGTTTTCAATATTAATTAAATCTAAAGGACTTGTCGCCATCTATGTTTTATTTATAAATAGATTGATGGTATTTTTTTTTATTCTTTTGTTCCCTTAATTTCTGTTGGAGCGACTTGTTTTGTCATTTTTACAATTTGTTTTATGAAACTTTCACTATTAACCAAATTGGTTAGTGTTTTGTTTAAATATTCAACACTAACACCAGGAGGAGCATCAATTTTAATTGTTATTACACCACCTACACCAACTGTTTGAGGTGTACTTTTAACATATTCTTGAACTTTACTTATTGCATCAATTTGTCTTGCTCTTGCACCACTAGCACCAAATACTGAAGCACCATCAATCTCAGGGATTTTTTTAACTTTAGTTTTAACTGCTCCAACTTTACCTGTATCAATCACTTTTTTGAATTCTTCCATTGCTGACTTGAAAGATTTTTCTGTTGACGAAGTACCTGTAGTTTTACTAATTATATTAGTTAAAATATTAGAAGTTTTATCTGAAATATATTCGGGTAAATCAATAAACTTTGTTTCTAATATTTTAAATTGCGTATTAAAAGTTTGTTCACTAATTTCTCCTGATTGTGTTTTTGTAATTAAAGATTGAAGTGCTCGTATTGATTCATCAACAAACTTACTTACCTCTTTTGTTTCAGGACCAGCATTACTAATTTCTCTTGAAACTGTTCTCACAATGTTTTCTAAACCCACAACATTAGACACAACCTCTTTTGCACCAGCGGTACCATATCTCATTTGATTTAACATACCTAATGTATTTGCCGCCACCTCTGTCATTTCGTGTAATTGATTTCTTTGAATAGCCTCAACAGTTTTTGGAGTTTCTTTTTGTAGTTTGATTAATTCATCAAACTCTTCTTGGTTAAGATTTTGTAATTCTTTTTTGGTATTGTCTTTTAAGTTAACCTCATACGTTCCGCCTTCACCCATACTTGCAATATTTGCCAAAAGTATCTTATCATTTTCATTATCAAAATTAATACTTGGATTTATAGCAGATAATCGAGTATCTAAATCTGCCGCAGCTAAAGCACTTTTAGTTAACTGTTGATAAGAAATACCAGTTAAATCTTCCATTTCTTTCAAACTTAAAATACCTGCCGCACTTATTTTAAATGAATTTGTTTCTTTACTAAAACTAACAAATTTTTGTGTTGCTTTAATTATACTATCTTGTAATGCTCCAGGGTCATTAATTGCATCATTCATCAATTTAAATGGGTCTCCTAAACTACCAACGGCAAGTCCTAATCTTTGAAATCCTGCTGCCATTGCAATAGCACCTTCAGGTCTTAAAACTTTATCCGCAAAAACAGCGGTTTCGTTCATATCAAATCTTAACATTGATGCTTGTGCAGCCATTTTGGTCAACCCTTGAACACCATCATTAAAATTAAATCGATTCATTAACTGTAAATTTTCAGTAACTTCTTTAGTTACAATTCTAGCATTTAAACCTAAACTTTGAACATACTTTATTGAATCCTCAACATTATCACCAATTTGAGAAACCTCATATCCCGCTTCAGCAAAATTCTTAGTTAATGCAAGTGCATTTGTTTGTAATATTTCTGATGATGCATATAATTCTGAAACTTGGTCTACAGTAGCAATTACATTTCTTCGAGAACCCTCAGCAATTCCTTCCATTGTTTTAGTAACATCCATAATGCCACCACCAAGCTTAGTTATTGATGCAACTGAAGAACTAATTGCAATTTGCATTTCCTCAATTCGAACTCTTCCTCCAAGAAATGCTTGGTTAAGACTTTGAGCTTCAATTTTCATATTAGAAATTGCATTAAAAACACTTTCCAAAGGTTTTTCTATTTCCGTATATAAATTGAGAATATCTTCTAAATCTTTTTTTTCATCTTCTGCTGCCATAATTTAATTTCTCGTTACCTATAAATAGAAGAAGGACTAATTTTTTAGTCCTTCTTATTATTTTCAACCCATTTATCTAACAAATATTTTCTCATAAAAACGGGCATTACCATAAAATCTTGATACGTTATTTTCATTAACGTATTTAAGTAATAAAACTCATCAAGTTGTCCTTGTCTATAATCCGAAGAAAGGACGAAAAAAGTCAACCCCAAAACCGACGTTAACTGTCAGTTGTTCTCCTGATGGGGCTATTACTACTCTCGACATATCGAGCTTGGGTTCATTATCATCCATAAACTTACGATAAGTTTTAGAATCAAAAATTGGCATTGATTCAACAAACTTCGAAATTTCGGTTTTATCTGTTGTTCCATTTACCTCAACAATTTCCTTATTCATTCTCCAAGTCACTCTTGGTACAACACGTCCTTGAGGATATGTTTCAGCCATTCTGGATAACTCCGTAATTTCACCATAAGATAATGGTTTAGCTTTGATAGTTGCTTGGGATTTAGGTAAATTAATTGAAAAAGTACCATCTTCTGATGGTTGTTGTCCATTAACAATTGAAAGTTGGTCTAATAAAACATTTGCTTGAAATGGTTTTTTAGTTACCGGGTCGGTAAGATTTAATAAAATTTCAGGTCCAAAAGCTGTGTTTCTTAAAAAGATAAGAATTGCCTCAACATCACCTTCAATTAAATCTTCTACTCTAATATCGGGTTCATATATTTTTGACCTCAATAAATTAAGAGTTAAATCTTTTGCACCACCCATTAAAATATTTTCATCGGCAGCGGTAAGATATCCCACCTTAATTGATTTCTTTTTATTTTTATAAAAAATACCTTGTGAAGGTAATGGTACCACATCATGTGGTAATGTAAAATTTTGTTGACCGTAGTCGTTTGATTGTTGATTGTCCATATAAAAAAATAACCGTAAAGTTTAGCTTTACGGTTAAATATAGTTAGTATTGTTTTTTAATAAATAGTAATTAGTAAACTAATACACATCTATCCATTCTTAACGATGCTGAGATTGTTGCTAAAGCATCTTGAGAATATGATAATGCGTTAAAGTTAACGTCAGTTAAGAATGTTCCATAAAGAATCCACTTCTCAACAACAACACCCGTTGGGTCTAACATCTCCAAGTCAATATCTTTTTTATAACCCGCAGCATAACCCATACGTCCTGTAACTGATTCAGCGTGTAAACGTACCCACTCCATCAATGCTTGTGACGCTGAAGGACCAATTGGGTCTCTAAACGTGACAGCTAATGGTTGCCAATTGAATCTTCCTGCAACATATGTTGAAGTATTTAGGAAAGGGATTTCTGTTGCAACGATTGTTATGTGTGGTCTCGCAGCAGTTTCTACGAACCATTCATTTATACCCAAACTTGATGGAAACCTTAAGATGAAACGATTCTGACGTTTTGGTTCATAAGGAACCGGCATTTTCATTAATAAATCAGCCATATTATTTTAATTTTTATTATTTTATTTATTCTTATAAATATTAGTTAGTTAAAAATATTTCTATTTACTTTTTTTTATATAGAATTATTCATTATATATAATTTCTAGTACTAATATATATTCTAGTTTATTTATATTCTTTCTTAATTCCTCCTGATGTAGAATAAGTCTTTACTATATTATCTGGTTTTTTCTTAAAATGTTTACTCATTAATTCAACATTTCTTAAATCGTCATCTGAAAAACCAATAGATATTTCACTAGGGACAAATTTGTTGGACACATCATTTTTGAGAAAAGCTCTCTTATTTAAGATACCCGCCATTCCTTTAATATAATCCACAAATCCTTCCATCGCTTTGACTTTCGCAACCTCAGGGTTGGCAGCACCTTCTTCGTCTCCAAAAGAAACGGGGTGGTATTTGTTAAGTTCCAAATACGTTTTAATTAACTCAGTATCAGTCATATCCTCTTCACCGGCAAAACTTCTATATTTTTTTAAGTTTTTGATAAGTGATTTTTTATCAATACCATTAAAATCATTAATAATGTAATTATAAATTGCTTCTTTAATTGTATTAGGATTATGTCCTCTTGCTGTGATAATTGAAAATATTGAACCATTATTAATTGCTTCTCTAAAGTCACTAAATGCCGGTCCTACTTTTGCTCTCATCGCATCAATCAAAAACTCTTTGTCTCCTTCAGTTGTGAAATTACGAAATGGATTTTCCGCAAAACCAACAATTGTATCACCATTATATGTAAATGGTTCTTTACCAATTTGACCTCTAAACTCCGCAAAATCGTCTGTACTCATACCAACCTCATCACCGTCTTCCGACTTTAAAATAATCTTTGTCGGCATATGAACAATATTATCGTCCCAATCAAACGCATAATATTTCATATCTGGTGAACCTTCGGGTTTAAATCCTTCTTTAATTATTTTTTTCATATTTGGCTAAAAAGTGGGGACGAATCCCCACTTATGTTTTTTATTAAATATTCTCAAACGAAGCTCCTGTTGGAGTAATAAAGAACTCAATATCGATGAATTCTAATGCCTTCGTAGGTTTAAGATATATTTTACCTGTTAATGTATTTCTATCTAAATCTTCAGGAGAAGATGAAACTGTTACACGGAAATCGTATAAACCTCTGTCTCTTCTAATCGCATCTAAAATAGGGTTAACACTATCTAAGAATTGTTGTCTAACGATTTGGTCGTTTTGTTCGAACAATAATCTTACCGCTACTGCTGAGATTAACTTACGAGCTTGTAATAACAATCTTCTTACATTTAATCTGTTTAATGCTGTGTCAGAAACTTGAAGAGTTTTGTTACCCCAAATAACCGTTCCAACATCTGCAAAAGTTGCGATTGGATTAATTCTACCTTGATATAAAGTATCTCTATCTTCTTGAGTTAGTTTCTGTCTTGCTTTAACTGAGTTTACTAAACCTCTTGTGTAACCCGCAGATGCGAACCAAGGAAAAGCAATGTTATCAGTCAATGCTAAGTTTCTACAAACTTCACCTGTTGGTGGTAAATAGATTTGAGTATTACTTACGGTATCTCTAACTAAAATCCAAGGATAGTAGGTAGCTGTGTAGTTTGAATCAATTCCTGTATTATCCAAGTTATCAACTGCTTCTTGTGAATAAATAATATCTAAAGAGTTAGTTGAATCCGGAGTATACATATTGTAATCAGGAGTTGTTGCGATGTAAACCGAGTCAGCTCTTGAAAATTGAATCATATCAATTGCTTCTTCAACAAGATTAGAGTTGTTAACATAATCAATACCTGTTGTTGCAAAAACGTTAATGTTTGTTGCTTCAGGGTTTGCAAATGTTAATACACCTAATAAGTAAGCATAGTAGTCAGTGTTTGCAAAGTCTTGAGTATTGTTTTGAACAATAATTCTTTTAAATACACCATCACCAGTTGCCGTTGGGTATCTTGAAGATGCCGCAGCACCTGCCAAATATCCTGAATCACCTAATTGGAATCTATCTTGATTTGTTCTAAATTCCCTATAGATATCCCATCCGTCAAATCCACCCGCAAAACATACTGTGTACTTTCTTGAGTAAATAAAATAATATGGATTTTCTTGAGTTTGTGGGTCTTCTCTAAAATCAGCAACTCCACATTCGAATGCAGTAGTTCCACTATCAACTGATGTATTACCAATTGTAACAACCGTAGCACCTGAGTCCATATGGAAACCTTTACTTAATACATTCCATTTAATTGAATCTGTTGCATTTGCCCAATCTCCAACTGGATTTTGTTTACCTTTATAAGAGAAGAATGATTCATCAACACCATATTGAGCGGTTGAAAATCCTAAGTAAGTTCTTCTTACAATATCTCCACCCGATTCAACTGCATTTGAAACTCCACCTGTAGTTGTACCAAATGGTGGGTTATAAATAACTTCACCAGGGTAATTATATTTCACTTTATATTGAATATAAGGTGATGGATATGTTGAATAATTTTCGTATTCTCTTTGAGTATAACCATAGAATCCACAAGGAATTGCATCTATTGGTGCTTCGTCTGCCATTTCAATCATAATAAACTTTGAAATTAAAGCGTATTCACCATTTGATGAACCAATTTTTTTAGCAACAAAGTTGTTAGATGCTGGGTCCAAATTACAATTTGTGAATTTTTCAATCACAACAGGATTTGCATCCGTATCGAAGAAACTTCTAACCAACACATCAAATGTCATATTATTAAATGATAAGTTAGCAATCGAAACTTTAACTTCTGTATTTGCGGAATCACCATCTGAAATTGAAATAAACTTAAATAAGTTATAAACTTTATTACCTCTTAGCTCAGATACTAAGAAAGGAGTTTCTGGTGATTGATATTTTTCTAAATTCCAAGCAATTGAAGTAGTTGATGTTGTATCTCTTGCTTCAGGTAAATCAATTAAAGTACAATTTAATCCACGAACATAACCTTGGTTGTAACCATAAGCTAATGATGCTGGATAAACTTCTTCAACAAACAATGGAACTTCAAATCTTGATTTACCAAAATTATCAATACCAAGAACTTTTGTAAGGTATTTTGATGATGCTGCCAATAATGAAGTTTCAAATGTGAATACTTCATTTTCTTTAGTAACACCTGAAATTGCAAATGTTGCATATGGTGAAGTTGTTATACCTGAATATTGACCAGTACAAAGTAATGATACATCGGTTAAACCAGTAACTTGATAAACAGGTCCGTGATTTTCACTTGTAGAACTATTAGTGTATAATGAAATACCTCTTGAACGTAAAGTAGCAACAACCATATTGTTGTATTCAGGGTAAGCAGTACCTGAGAAGTTATAAACATTACCCGATACAGTTCCTGTAAAACTTTGTGAAGAACCTGAAGTTAGTGAACTTACAACGTAATCAAATGAATAACCTGAATAACTATCAGCACTATAGTTTTGGAAGTTAGCATAATACCAAGAATCGTTAGAACCAGCACTTAAATCATTTTGTGATAAATCAACTGAATAACAATCATAAGCATTTGTTACAGCACTATATGTTGAAACTAAACTATTATAATCAGTTTCAGGAATAGCACCATATACTATCGCAGTTGTTGCTGATAATGATGGTGTGTCCATAATTGTATCCAAGTAACTATTAAAGTCGTTTGAATATGTTGAAACCGAACCATCAGCTAATCTATATTGTGTGTTGTAATTTGCAGATACTTGTGAAGGTAATGCACCAGAAATAAAAGTTACTGTTCCTCCTGAAGATGTTCCTGTAAAAGTAGCACTCCAAGTAGTACCTGTAGATGGATTTAATCCAATTGTTAATGGGTCAACATTCGCAGTTACGGTTAAAGACCAAGAAGGTCCCGCGTCATAACCCGACAAACCTAATACTCTTGTTACGAATAACTGATTAGATTGTTGAAGATATGATTTAGCAATGTATGCCGCTTCATATTTAGGGATTTGAGTATTAACAAACTTAACTGGTTCTGTTCCACCAAAATAAGCTTGAAACTCGTCATAATTAGTAATGAATACTGGTTCGAAAGCTGGACCTTTTAAAGTCTCACCTACCAAACCTAACGTAGTAACCCCGACACTCTGTGCTACGAACGATAAGTCCGTTTCAGATGTGTATACTCCAGGTGATACGTATACTTTTTGATTTGCTTGTGCTGTTGCCATTATAAATTTTTATATTGCAGATTTATTTTATACATAAATATTCGTAAAAAGAGGAAAAAACTTTACTTTTTAATAACTATTTATAAACGGTATGAAATAATTCTACCTTTTTTCGCCCTATGAAAACAAAGAAAGAAATAAAGAACATTAAAATATCACCAGAATCACACGATATACTTAAAAAGTATTGTGAAAAACGAGGAATTAAGATTTATAAATTTTTAGAAAACTTAATTATAGAAAGGTGTAAAGAGAAGAAAGATATCTACGGAGAAGATTAAACTAATTTGTTTTCGAACAAAATATTTCCTTCTTGTGTGTTATTTGTTTTGGTAACATCAATCCTCAAAGTATCGTTTGTCGTTATCTGAATAATTTGAACATCGGCACCATAATAATCACCATTAATATAAACATCATATGTGTCAATATTATTTGATGAAACAAATGTCATATTTGCTGTGAAATCAATTCTATCGTTCAGTGATGTTGTTCCACTAACATATAGAAAATTAAAATTAAATTCATCAGGATTTTCACTAGAGTTTCTTCTACGACTTCTTGTTGAAGTTTCAACTTCCATTAATTGTGTAACTCTTTGAATTGCGGGTTTAACCTCAAACTCATCTTCATCAATTAAATAACCTAACATCGTAAACTCATAATTTTGAATATAATATTTTCTCGAATCAATTGTCATTTGAGATTCGTCTGAAATATTATTAAGAACGATTGGAACATATTGACCTTTTATAAAGGTATATGCTTGACGAGATGAAAACTTTTGCATAACAACTTTATTCAACTCGTTTAATTCTCTCATTCTATTACAAACAATTTTTACGCTGTAAGTAATATCAACAGGTACTGGCTGTGGGATTGTATAAATGTCCATACCTTGTTCGTTACCATTCCAAGTTGGAACGGAAGCATAATAGAATTGTTTTCTATTTGGTATTGTATACTGTAAAGAGGGGTTGGTTCCATATTTTACTTCGGGGGTTCTAACAACGGTTATAAATGGCGGAGTTGGATTATAATCCATATCCGTAAAAGTCCAAGTTTCTGTATATTGAGACCAGTTCTGAGTTGTTATTAAAATATCAACCATAGGGACAATACTTCCAGCGGTTACAACTTGTAAATCTGTTTTAACAAAATCTAACATACCCCTATCCAAATCGGCATGTAATACTGACTTTGGTAGATAAGTTCCATCTGCGTTAATATATTCTAAAAGTTGTTCTCTTCTAGCAGATAACGTTTTCTTAGGAACCAATGGTAATGTTGGTTTTACAACTTGTTTTGGTAATGCCATTTTATTCTTTTACTACAAATATTTTATTAATTTAATTATAATCCCCTAAACTCATTATCAGATACATAAGTAGCTGTAATGGTACGATAAAACGATTTATAACCTCCATATGTGTGTTTATTATCTGAAACAACTTTTCCGTCATCACTAACGGTATAATATCTAACTCGAGATTCAGTTTCATAATAACCAATATAATCACCCATGAATATTTCAACTCCCAAATCATCCAATT